TCGGGTTCCACTGGTCCCACACGATTCCGTTGGGAGAGTGCTGAAGGTTTAGTGCCGATGCCGTGAGGCGCGATCCCCGCTTGCAGAAGGCCAGTTGGAAGCGTCGAGGCTTCGACTGGCCTACTTCTGCCAGTACCGCGATCTCCCGCGCCCAGTTGGCCAGTTCAGAGGATCCGAACCCGGCGTGGGCGAGTTCCATGGTGGTGAGTGGCTCGCCGTCCTTGCGTTGGGCCTTGGAGATGTGGTGCATCCAGATCCATGCGACCTTGGTCTGGTGTAGGATGGGCTGGAGCTTGTTGCGCAAGAACACGCTGACCTCGCCTTGGTCCGACAAATCTCCACCGAAGTAGGAGAAGAGTGGGTCGCCGATGATGAGGTCGAGCTTGGATCGGGTGATGAACCGTGTGGCGTAGGCGAGGAATGCGTCCCCGGTGCGGACCGATTCGGTGCGAAAGTGGAGGTTCTCCTGGAGGATGCGGATGTCATCGGTGGCCATCTTGAGCCCCTTGATGACGCCCTTGAAGGCTTCGGCGAGGTCGCCCTTGTCGTTCTCGGCTTGGACGATACCGATGCGGAGCGGGCGGACGGGTGCGATGCCGAAGAAGTCCTTGCCGAGCGCCCAGCGGATGACGATCTGCATCATCAGGGAGGATTTCCCGATGCCGGTGCCCCCGGAGATGATCATGGATGAGCCACGGGTGAGCCACCGTTTACCGATGAGATTGTCCGGATCGTTGTCTTCATCGAAGCAGATCAGGTCTTTGACCGTGACGATGGTGGCCTTGTCGTCGGCGGTCTCGCGGTCGCTGAGCCAATCGGCCCATGACTCTGGACCGATCTGAGTGGCGATCAGGCGTTGAGGACAGCCGTTGCGGAATGCTCCGGGGAGCCGGGAGAACCGTGCGGGGTTCTTGTTCTTGGGATCGATGCCGGGGATGAGGTTGTAGATGAGATCCCGGCGGGCCTCCCATTCCTTGCGGTCTGGGGCATCGACGCGGACCCATGCGTGGATGGACTTGCCGCCGCTGTCGATGAGGGCGGAGATGGGCATGCCGGTGTCGCGGAGGGCCTTCTCCTGTTCGGCCTTGGGGCGTTCGTCCATCTCGACGAGGACGTGGCGGTAGGCGGACACGTCGTTGTCGGATCCGCTGTAGAGGTTGGGCTTGAACGGGTTGATCCGGACGAAGACTCCGCGTCGTTCGGGTCCGAGGATCCCGGCACCGGGTTCGTCGTGGCGGGCGAGCCATTCCTCGCGGGTGATGAACGACCCGCTGGACAGTGGCCTACCGTCCTCTTCGGAGACGTTGTCGCAGATGCATACGGTCTCGCCCTGGGCGAAGCAGGCTTCGAGGAAGCGCCGGAACTCTGATGCGCCGGGCTCCGGGGCTACCGGCGTGGGTCGCTTGAAGGTCACGCGGGTGATGTCGAGCGGTTGGGAGGTGTTGGCCAGGTGCCCGCGTGGCTTGTCGTGCGGTTTCTCGTCGGCTTGGCGGATCTTGTGGAGCAGCTCGCGGTCGGTCCATGGCGGCTGGCAGGAGCGGTTCCAGTCCGACAGGAGCGTGAAGGCGTCGGTTGTGGAAAGGCCGAAGCCGTGGACGAGGCCCACGGCGGCGGTGTAGGTCTGTGAATGTCCTCCGGATCCGGAGATGGCTGGCGGAACCTTGGCGAGCCAAAGCTCCGCTCGTTGGAGCGTTGTCATGTCGTTGATTCGTTGCTGGTTGGCCTACTACTGAGGCTTGGTCAGTAGCCTGAAGATGCGGTTGAACTCTTCGGTATTGCGGACGTAGAGAGCGCCCCTGCGTTCGTAGATGGTCACGGAGCGTCGGGTTTCGCCTAGGCGATACTGTCCGTGCCCGAGGACTGTGACGACCACGGCAGGGTTGTGGATGTTGACGAACTGTCGATCGGTTTCCATTGGAAGTGGGTTTTCTTGGTTGGGTAGCTGATCCATCCCTTGGCGATTCCGTAGGCGATGAGGCGTGGAGCGTCATCGAGGATGCGTCGGTTTTCCAGCGTGAAGGCGGATCGTTCGGCGTTGGACATGGGTCCGGGTTTGGAGTTGGTTTCGAGGCGGGCCTCGTACCATGGTTGTTCGCGGCGCGGTGTTTTCATTGGTTGGGTGTGATCCGAGAGAGGATGCAGTTACAGTAGGTGCCCTTGGTTTTGGCGGTGCATTTGGGGTGATGGATGGGGCTGGCCAGGATGTGGTCGCTGAGTTCCTTGGTCAGCGCGATGAGTTGTTGGATGCGGATTGAAGCCTCGAAGCAGACGGCGTTTGAGGCACCGTCTTCGGACTGGATTTCGGACGCGAGGATGTTGAGGGCCACAACGAGGTCGTGGCTGGATGAGTGGTGCATAGGAATCGAAGGAAGTGTCCCCATGATTTGAATCCCAGTTTGGTGGCGTGTCGTTGGAGTGTGGTCAGTGAGGTGTAATCGATTTGGAATGAGGTGGTTACGAGGAGGAGAGATTGATGTGGTGTTGGCATTTTGGGCATGTGATGGATTTGGAGAATGGTTTGACTGGTATTCCGAGCCATTGGCAGAGGCTGGCGAATGATTTTCTGCCGTAGTTCTTGAACTTGTATGGGGCCAATTTGTTTTCCTCGATGGCGAGCATGGCTGCGAAACGGTCGGTGATATCGAGGGCTTTGAGGATTGATCGGTTGCGTTGTGACAGGCCGTGATCCCATCGGGATTGGTTGCGGTGAGCTTCCACTATTTGGCCTACTCGTTGTTTTGTGAATCCGAGTTCGCGGGCGATTTGTGTGTATGAGTATCCTTTTGCTCTGAGTTCGGACACCTTGACGATGGCATCTGAGGTTTTCATTTGTGTTTGTACTTACTTGGGAATTTGACGTTGTTACGGATGTACCAGAGTACGGAGTTTGAGAGGTTGTATTTCCGTGAGAGTTCGGAGTAGGAGATTGTTGGATGCTCCTTGAGGATCATTGCCTTGATGTGGTCGGGGACTTTGTGGAATCGCCGTTGGCCTGGGCGGCATTCTGGGAGGATGGGTTTCATTTCGGCTCTCTGCATTGCTTGATCGCCTTGTCGATAGCCCGTCGGAGTGTTGGCCATTCCTCGGGTGTAATACCGATCTTGCCGTAGCCATCATGGTGCTGTTGGACCTCGACGAACTCGCCTCCGACTTCATCGACGATTTCGATGTCTGTCACCGTCTCGGAAAAGATCGGCTCGTTCTCTGGTCCGTGGACCCACTTGATCGGTCGCAGTTTCATATCTTCTCGGTCAGTGAACTCAAATATCGGTTCCGCTCCTTCGGTTTGACGTTGATGAGGTATTGGATGGCTAGGCATGCGTTGATGGTGGCGGTATGCTCCCATTGCTCCTTGTCCCAATCCGGTTCATTTCCAGATGTGACAACGACTTGTCCGGTCTTCCGGTGCTTGAACACGAATGCAACAGTGTCGATTGGATTGTTCATCGTCCCTCCAGCCATTTCTTGAATTCGTTGAGTTCGTCCACCTTGGCCTCCAGTTCCTTGATCCGCTTGTTGGCAGCGGCAAGCTGGCGTTCCAGTTGTCGGGCGAATCCAGCCTTCACGAACTCGGTGAATGCCACGGTGACAAACGGCTGCCGGTCTGTGCGCGGGGTTTTGCTGACCTTTTTGTTGGCGTTAACAAGATGGTTCACGGCTTGGCCTCCTTCCTTTTCAGTTTTCCCAACCATCTCACCAGTGGGCCAAGCTCTTGGATGAGCACGACCAGAGCGATCAGAAGCCCGAATGCCAGTGCGGCGAATGTGAGGAGCAGGATGATGCCGAGGGTTGAGAATGCGCTCACGGCTTGGCCTCCTTCCATTTTCCAATGGTTCGCAGGAATGCCTCTGCGCGTTGGGATGCGGTTGCGAATCCCCACAGCATACCAAGTCGCCTGTGTAGATATTGGCTCATTATGGTCATCTGCGATGTCGTTAGTGAGTTCTCCGCATCATGCATCGCGTTGAGGTCGTTGAGATAGTTAGGCCTATCATGGTTGAACCGCAAAACTCCCTTTGGATCCATGCACCATTTCTCTGGCATGGTCCATCCGTGCTTTAACTTCATTACATCGGGATGGTCAGCATCCTTCCATCCACACGCTTCTGCGATAGCTACTCGTTGTTCTTCTTGGTTCACGGATTCCCCTCCTTGGATTTGTACCACTCAGCGACATGTTTCTTAGCGTTGTCGTATGTGTGAACAGCGAATAGATGCTTTCCAGCAAGCTCATCCCCCGCCTCCTCCAGCCGCTTGATGCGCTCGGCGGCATGATCGAGCTGCAACAGCAGCGGCTCGCGGGTGTTCTTAGCAATCGCGTTCCGATCCTGCTTGGTCCGCTCCAGCTCCTCCTCCAGCCGCTTGATGCGCTCTCGCGCTTCATCACGCTGCTTCGTAAGCAGTTGATTTTCACGAGTCTTACATGCCATAGATTGCTCTGCCCGCTTCCATTGATTGTCAGCCAGTTCGACATCGTAAACGGTACGGCATTCGTAGGTAGCGAATCCGCAGTTGTCCGACCTCAGCAGGTTTCCGCCATGAACCATGATCGGAGACTCGCAGAATGGGCATTTGTCTGGTACGGTTCTCACGGCTTGGCCTCCTTCGCTTTTAGATACAGTTCCCACGCATTATTGAGTTCGTCGTCTGTAACCCATGTTGATTTGCCGGGAGGTCCAATGACCTTGGCAGTGGCCTCAAGAGCCTCCTCCAGCCGCTTGATGCGGTCCTTAGCCTCCGTGTACTTCCGCGCCAGCTCGGCCGCGATGGTCTCGGCGACGTGCTCCCCAACGCACACACCGTCCTTCTCGGTCGCGCCGGGGAAGTTCTTCTCATCGTCCTTGAACCACGGGTAGTCGAGCACACGACCGCAGGTCTGCTCGATCTCGAGGTTTTGCTTGGCGATGCCGTGCTCCAGCCGCTTGATGCGGTCCTTGGCAGCGACGATCCATTCGAGGACGTCGCGCCCGGATTCGACGCCAGCAGCCTCGCAAAGGATCTTCTCAGCAGCGGCGTTGCCACGGTTGAGGGCTTCGATGCGCTCGTTGGCCGCGTTGAGTTCGCGTTCGAGTGCATCGACCAACTCGACCGCTTGATCGAATGCCGGAATTGGGCGGAGGCCAATCGGAGCGTGTTTGACCAGATGATCCTTCCTCGGTGTATTGCTCACGGCTTGGCCTCCTCCATCACACCGCACGGGTGCCACGTTTTGCCGCCGTCGGTGCTGTGTTCGTGATTTTCCAATGCGGCTTCACGAAAAATAGTACCGCCATAAACGCAAATCTTTCCTAATTTATCGACTTCAAGGATAAGGCTTTTCCAATGATCATGCTTTGATTTGATCCACGCACCAAGCGGCACTTCATCCGCAGTCCACGGGCGGATCTTGGCGACAGGTTTGATGCGGTAGTCGAAGTTGCTAAAGTCCCAAGATGGACCTGGTGCTGCTTTCCACATAAGATATGTTGGCGAATACATTTCTATTTCCTTCCCATCCACGAATGCCTGCATCACGCGGATGGCTTCTTTTGTTTCTTCGATAGTCACGGCTTGGCCTCCTTGTCCCAGGTCGCATAGACGTACCCGTTTGTGGGGGTCTGCAGTTTCTTTGTGTACACGATCCATATATTGGACCGTGTGCCGTCGTTCAGCACGGACCACCCGTCGCCCGTGGTCTGAACCAGGATGCGCGGGTCGGGGTTCATGTTTTGGCGGTAGAGCGCGAACTGACCGAGGGCCAGCACCGCCCAGCCGAGGATGGTGAGGCTTTCGCCAATGGTGGGGCGTTTCATTTGGATGCCTCCAGTTCTTGGATTCGCTTGTTTTGGCGAACAGTTAAATCAACCAGTGCCGACATCCGATCTGCGACCTCATTCAGTAAAAAACAGACAACCAGTTTGTCGTCATTTGACAGTGGCTTTACCGCAATATGCTCAGTGATAACACGCATAGCGCCTACTAGATCGCTGGTTGAATTAGGCTTTAGTGATCGTTTCTTGGACTTTGTTTTGGTCACTTCATTCCTTTCTTCTTTGCTCTCCTCCATGCGGTGGCACCCGGCAGCTTCACCTTCTTGGCTGCCCGATACGCTTCTCCGGCGGCCTTCTTGCTCAGCGCGTAGGGATCTCCTTGTTGATTCATCGTCCACCCCCGTTCGCGTAGTGGAGGATGAGAAGGGCGTCCGCGTTCCCGAGCGTCACATCGAGGTGCGGGTACAGTTCCTGGGCCTTGGACTTGAGCTTGCGCTTCCACTCAGGACCAGTCGCGCATGCCTTGCGCCCGCCGAGGCCGAGGGGTTCCTGCCAGACCTTGGGCTCGACTCGGTGGAGCGCGTAGCCGGTGGCGTAGGCCAGTCCTTGGATGATGCCGTAGTTCTCGTGGAGCGTGGCGACTGCGGATGCCGGGGTCAGCTTGCTGACGAACTTGGGCACCTTCTCGATCCACAGGTGGGAGTCTGCCAGCTTGAAGCCGGTGAGGAGTTGCGCCATGTCTGGAAGCGACTCGGGCATTGGGAACAGGAGGATGCCGTCCTTGGTCTGGACCGCGAACCCACCGTTCACGCCTGGGTCACATGCGATTACGATTCGATTGCTCATTGGTTGTGGTTTTCTGGGACTTGATGGTGAGAGTGTGGCCAACGTAGATGCCTGCGATCACGCAGAGTGGCATCAGCACGGCCATGGAGACGATGGTCAGGGCGGTGTTCATGTTATCGCGCATCCGAGTTCCTTGTAGCACTTGATCCGCTTCTTCGAGTGAGCGATCGCCATGGGATGGAACTTGTCCGTGAAATCGTAGATCATTGCGTGATCCTTCCCCGGCGCACGGCGCAGCGCACGGCTTGCCCGCTGGATGGTCTTCTGTGCGCTTCTACCACCGGACACCATGACCAGCGTGTGGACGTTGGGAAGATCCAGGCCCTCGTCGGCCAGAGAGGTGGCGATCATCTTCGTGATCCTTCCAGCCCGGAAGTCATCCATGGCCTGCTTACGAAGCGACTTCTTCATCTTGGAATGGACGAGTACGGATCCCTCTATCATGCGGGCGTACTCCTCGCCGAGCGTCACCCTTGGAACGAGGACCAGCGTGGGACCGTGTGAGCAGTTGGCGAACATGATCGCCATCGCGTTCCTAGTCTTGTTCTCGCAGATGCCAATCTCGGTGATCGATTCCCAAGCGCACATCGCACGAAGTTCTTCGTGGCGGATCCGCATGTAGCGTTTGCGCTCATTGAAGAGCTTCTCGATGCGATCGTTGATCCGATCCTCCAAGAATCG